TGCAGCATTATACTTAGTCTGAGGAGAAAGTTCATTCATGTTGTTTTCCGAAAGAATACGTTTGCCTTTCATTACACTTACTGCATCGTCGTAATTCATTGTAGATGACACATACTGAGGAAAACCCATACGTAAGTTACGCATAAAGGTTGCCTTTGTCATCTTACCTTCCATAAGGTCTTGATATTGAGCTTGTATATTTTTCATACTAATAAATAGTTATCTTCCTTGTCCTCGATAGTTCTTCTCTCTTCTATCGTGTTTGTTAAATGATTTTTGAGCTTTTCCTAGTTTACGTTTACCAAACGAAATCTTTTTGCTCTCTCCTTTACTGCCTTTTGCCATGTTACAACTTGTTTAAAACGTTTTGTTAAAGAATTCCTTTAGCTTCTCATGAAGTTCATACGCATCATCATCAGAAAGTTGCTTAGCTATTTTGTTTATAGATTGAATAATGCTTATGTAAAGACCCATTACCTTCTCATGATCTACCTTCTCACTAAGTGTATTTTCTTGTAAAAATTTTTTTAGATCAAAATTGTCAGACATTAGTTTAGCTTTTTTACTTTTGAAAATACCTCAACAACCTTCGTATGAATCTTCTCAAATACCTTTTTAGTATTGTGTTTATATTCCATTTGATACTCGCTTTCAGAAATTTCTACCTTCATTTTGGATGTGAATTCTAATAGTTTTGATACTTCTTCAAGCTTTTTGTGAATAGCTTTTACAGCTTCGTGCATTTGCTCGGCTTTGCTTCTAGTAGCAGTTTCTTTCTTAAATTGCGAGTACCTTTGTCCTTCCCACAATTCCTTTACTTCTACACCTTTGATCTGCTTTGCAGCAGCTTCAGCTGAAGGAGCTTTTGTAAATCCTACACTTGAATATGCACTTAGGTTTTTAGCACCTTGCTTAGTTGTCTTGGCAGGTGATCCTGCTAGTCTTGGTGCGTCTTCCTTCATTTTTTTGAATGCTTTTTTGCCAGCCATTTGCTCGCCAGCACCAGGACTAAAAGTTGCAGCAGTAGGTCCACCTGTGACCCCACCTCCCACAGCACTTGTTTCATCTATATTCAATGCTTTTTTAACAATCTCAACAGTTTCGGATGGCTTTAAAGCACCCATCTCAACAGCCTTAACGAGTACATTAATTGAATCTTCTTCTGCACCTAGCTGAGCTAGCATACTTCTAAGAGAATCGTATGCGTCTACTTCGCTTAATAAGAATTGTGTGGCAAACTGGTTATTCATTATTTAACAGCTTTTAGCTCGCTAATAAGTTGATGATACTGCATTAGACCAATAAGAACTTCATCTTTGATAGATTCATTATTTCCGATTGGCTTAATAAAATTAAGTACTTCGTTAAGTTTAATTTGTAAAACTTTATCGTTACAAGACTTCTTCAAATTAGTTAATTCAGTCTTAACTTCGTTAAGTTTTGTATTAAGATAAGTTCTTAGCTGTTTTGTATCTGATACATTGTTAATGTACTCTTTTAAAAGATCTTTTTGCTCTGCTGAGAGAGTTGAGTACTTGCTGTTAAACTTCTCAACTAAGATCTTATAAGCTAGAATTCTAATCTCTTTATCTTCTTTCATGAACTCTTCTACAACTTTAGAAGCTACTTTCCTTTCAGTAAGTGATTCTTTAGTTATATGCTCAAGAAGGGTAAGCTTATTTGTGATAATTTGCTTAGTATTAGAAGGATTCTTAGCAGATTGAGCTTCGAGTAATGTAAAAATTGAAGCTGAAACACGGTAATTATCAATTTTAGCTTTGAAGAAATTGTCTAGATCGTAATGTCTTTTGATCTCTTTAATGAGATTATATTTCTCTTTATTAAGTTTTTCTCTATCTAAGTGCTTAGCTTGCTCAACAATAGTACTGATAAGGATATCTGCCTTGGCTTCATTAAGTTTTGGAGCAGTCAAAACAGTGTTATAAAGGTTGTATTCCTTCCCAAGTTCAGTGTCAGTAAAGTATTTTTTGAATATTTTTACGGCTTTTGGGTCCTTATTTGACATCAAATCCGATGTGGCTTGTCTTACCAAAAGTTCAAATAATACGCCCGTATTTTTATATTTACTATGTTTAATCATTGCAGTTTGCCTTAATTATAAATATCTATCGTTTAGTCTAAATCTTTCCTAATTTGGTTCTCGTTTAACAACTCGCTTTCTTTGTATAAATGAACCTTTCTACCCCAGTCTTCTAGTGACTTTTTGTTCTTCAAGAACGCTGCTTTTGTTAGTGCATTCTCTTTCAAAGACACAGGCGAATCCCCTTTATACTTAATTTTTAAGCTGTCTTCACCAGTGGTTGGCTTAGATTTAAGATCGTAAACACCCATTCTATCTCTACCAAGTGGATCATCCGAAGTATTGATAAGAGATACTTTGTCTTCAGGACGACCAGGCAACTTAACAGGTTCGTCTGGGTTAATTTCATCATAACCTTGAGGCACTTCTGTACCAGCTAGATTAGTATTGCCATAACCACCGTACATAGAAGCAATTTGGTGAGGAGTACCGTATGCTTGACCGCTTTCTGCAGGATCATTTCCTTCCTCTTCAATTTGTTTATTACGGAATTGTCTCTTCTTATCTTCTACAATTAGGTCTCTATACTCATCAAACTCCTCTTCACTAAAGTGAAACAACTTGTCATAGATCCAGTCAGTAGGTAGGAAGCTTGTCTCCATCATCTGAGCTGCTAGATCCATCTTCTCTTTCATCAGAGCTACTCTCTCTTGTTCGTAAATGATGGAAGGAGTTGTAAGGGTTAACTCAAAGTTTGTTAGAGATTCGTCATCATAACCGTGTGCATACAAGTGAACTAAAGCAATCTTAGTAAGTTCGCTAACTACAATACGCTGAATACGTTCAATAGTGCGTGCAAAACGAATATCTTCAGCTGCTAATGTTGCTTTACCAGTCAAGTCTTTCTCATATCCAAGGAAAGCTTTAGGTATTTTCAAAGCAGCAAACATCTTATTCAACAAGTAGTTGATATCCTCAATACCGTTGTATTCTAATGGTGGTGCATTATCTATTCTCGTTGACTGATCGTTACCACGTACAGGAATGAAGAAGTCTTCAAGCATGTTTTGTACGTTGTAATTAAGGTTGTATTGACCTGTCTTACCATCCACCAAAGGAGTTTTTTTCATCTTAGAAATCATCCTTTGCATGTAGTTTTCAACCTCTTGAGGAGGAATAGCACCTACGTTTACATAGAAGATTCTTCTTTGAGGAGCACGAGTCAAACGATGAATCAACATCGCATCTTCCATCAACACATACTGCTTGTAAAGTCTTCTGCCTGGCTCAAGATAAGAACGTCCGTAAGGCAAGTAGTTCATATCTCCTATGAGTCTCAAGTGAGCCATCTCATAGTTATAGAAAGTAATACCTAAGTCTGTATTTTGGTATGAAGTAGAGTAACCAGCTGTAGCACCTAATGCAGCAGTTGGATCATACTTGAAGATTACTTCAGATGGGTTGTGAGGGTTGGTACCTTCTAGTCTCACAATGTTGTATGCTGAGAATGGTACTACATTATACACACCAAACTTCTCTGCTATTTCTAGTTTGAGGAAGAAGTCACCATACTTACACATATTTCTAATCCAGAACCACAGGTTGAATTCTACATTTAAAATATCATAGAAAAGACTATATAAAATCTTTTGAATATTCTCGTCTGCTGATCTAATTTGCAAAACATCACCTTGAGTATTCTTCAAAGTACATTCATCAGCAATAATATCAAGTGCAGATGCTATGATTGGATCTGTATCCATTGCTTCATAGTCTGCGTAAATAAGAACACGAGAACTTTGATAGTTTTGAGCTAGATTTAGATTAATACCATATGACGTAGAAGTGGTGTAAATACGATTAAAACGGTCTACTAAAGCGTTAGTTTGTAGTACACCATTCACTTGAATGTTATCTACATCGACTGTCTTTAGTTCACCACCATCGTTTCTAATGATAACATCTGTGGAAAACAGACGTTTTAACGCAGAAAATAGGTTTCTTTGTGGTTCTATTCTAGTTTCATCTGCCATATCTAATAAATATCTTAGGTTTTTGTTATCCTAGAATCCAACTAATGTCTTCAAACTGGTTGTTTCCAGATTGCATTTTGTATGGATTATTTTGTACTGAAGGTTGAGCTTGGTATACGCTGAATCCTTGTGTTTGGTTGCTAAAACTATTAAGGCTTGCGTAGGTTAAATCCATGGCAGTTTGCCTAAATCTAATAGCTGTATCTCTTAAAAAGAGTCCAGTACACCATGACATCACCAAGTCGTCGTTATATCCTTGTAATGCTTGAGGTTTGCCGTTCTTCCAAACAAATACTCTGAACTCATCAAGCAATCTTTGAGATCTAATTGTTAGTTGTTTCTCTTCTATAAACGATCTAGCTTTTTCAATAACAAGAGGTCTTGTTCTCTGATTCATTGAGAAGCCAGGAACCATCCCGTCTCCCTTATCAAACTTCTGAACATAGAGATCGATTTGTGTTCCTACGATTTCAGATTTAGGAGAGTAGTAGAGATTGTGGTAACCCATCTCTTGAATAGTTGTTACAACATCCCATCCTATGCTTGCATTTTCTACAACCAACATGGCATCGTTCCACTCAATAGCTACTGATACAAGCTTTCTTGCAAAGTCCTTAGTTGGTATTTGATCTTTGAACTCCGCTACTTGAACCATGTCCACAATATCGATTACATGAAAAACACTAAAGTCATTTCCATCACCTCTTGCTACGTCAGCAACAACCATGTAGGTTTTCATTTGTTCAGGATAACCAAACAACCAATAGTTACCTCCTGCATCTCTCTTTTCTTTAGGTTCTCTAACTGTATTCTCTTGATACCAGTTCATTGTGAGAGGTTCAATGACAGTGTTACCTGAAGTGCTAAAGTCACAATCACATTCCTGTGCTGCTGCTCTTACACCAAGCTGAGCTGTTTGTTCATCTCTCCATGCTTGATCTCTTTCAGGATGTACTGTCCAGGGTAAAGCGATTGGAGTAAATTTATTCTCTCCAATTTGTGCTCTTGTAAATTCTTTGTGAAACCAGTTACCAACACCGTTAGGAGTTGATAAAGCAATACAATGACCACCTGTAGCAAGTGTCTGTTGAGCAGCTGTGAAGATTTCTTCGATTCGTTCAATGAATGCTGCCTCGTCTATAACCAGCAATGATACAGCTTCAGAACGTGCTGAGTCTGTTGCAGCTGATACTGCTTTGATTTGAGAACCGTTCTTAAGTCTTAAGCTTAGACGGTTGTGTTCCATTACAGGTAGCTTCATCCAGGTAGGTAAGTTGTCGTAAGCAAACCTTACCTTTGTTACCATATTCTTAGCTGTTGCTTGAGTTGTTGCAAGAACAAGAATGTTTTTATCTTGTTCAAAAAGCATCATCCACAATGAAAATGCAGAGGTAAGAGTTGTAATACCTAACTGCCTTGACTTATTGATTATTGAGTAATCATATCTTTGAAAAAGCTTTAATACCTTTTCTTGGAAAGGGTAAAGGTTAAAAGTCATACGACCTTTGGTGGGGTGCTGGATGGTATAATACTTCTTCATGAAGTATACAGGATCCTGCTTACACCTTATTAGCTCTTGCTTTATTGCTTCACTTATACTCGCTTGAGATGACATTTAGATACTTTTACAAAAAATTATTCTCCACCTTCATCATCCAAAGTGACAGTCATTGCTTTTTCGATTTGACTCTTAAGCTTTTTAATTTGTTGAGGAATGTTTCCGATTAGTTCTTTGTATTGATCAAGTCCTAGCTGACCACTTTTATATTGCATAAGAAGTTGATCTTTGTAATCTAAAAACTTATTGAGATCTTGCTGCTTCTTATGAATGCCTAAAAGCTCTTTAGGTTCTTGAATATCTTTTGCACTAGGTTCTTTTTCAAAATCTTCTGAACCGTCGGTTTCAGCTTGATCCCAATCATCAGTTGGTTCTTCTTGCCCGTCAATATCAACTTCTCCTCCTTCTGGTTCATCGACTGGTTCAATACCGTCTAATTCTGAAGATGTGTCGAGTACGTCTTCTTCTTCTCTTACAAAAGATTGGTGAGTTAACTTGTTCTCTGTCAAGTATTTTGATAGATTAAATTCCATAATTTACTTTCTAATAAATAGTTAGCATTAAAATTCGGGTGATTCCATTTCACCAAGTGGGGCTGCTTTGTGATGATTCGCAAGTTCTTGCCACCTAGATTTAGAGTACTTGATACCGTAGATGTAGTACTCAGGTGCCAAACCGTCTTCTTTAGGGTAAATTACCGCTGGACCCTCGAAGGAGTGAGCTTTTGCCACACTGTCGCCTTCCTGATAATAACTGATTGTCTTACCACAAGTTGTCCTCATGGTTCTTGTAACACTCACAGATCGCATGTTTGATTGGTTTATCCTTTAAGCTAGGAAAATAATTTTACACTTCCAACAAAGGATCCAAATTTTTTATATTTATGAATTATTTGGTTTAAGAGAAAAATCATTTCTTGTATTAACATCTACGTTGTTTAAGTAATTGTTATAGGAACAAAAATCATCTAACAATTTTTTTGATTCTTCGAATGTGTATTTAATCCACCAATTGTTTTCAATTTCTATCAATGGTTTATTTTTTAACTCCTTGACTGTTTCTGTAAATCCCTTCAATACTAATAGATCTTCTGTTTCAGTATCAATTTTAATTATATCAATCTTATCAAGATTGTATCTGTGTCTGAGATTGTCAAAACTGTTGGTTTTTAATTCGCTCTTAGAACAATAATCTATACTAGATAATCCTAAATTAAAATTCAATCTATCCTCGTGGTTTTTTAAGTTTATGTAAAATGCTTCATCACACAAAGTATAACCTCTTACATCATCAGATAAAGCTATATTCTCGACAATTACTCTTTCGTCGTTTTTGTATTTGTCTACTAGATACTGGTAAAGTTTTGGTTGAGGTTCAAATAAGATTGCTCTTTTAACATTTAGATTTCGATTTAGTTCGTCAAAAAATGTTCCACTGTTTGCTCCTACATCAATAAGAACTATGTCGTTCTTGTTTGATAAGTTTTTTGAAATCTCCTGTATGTTATAAAAAATAAAGTTTTTTGAAACTTCATCCCACTTTTGAAGTATCTGAAATGAGGTGAGCATTTTATGCTTCTGTTTCTTCCTCTGCTGCTACTTCTTCTGACTTTTCTTCAGGTGCTTCTTCAGGTTCAGAGGTCTTTTCCTCTCCTTCTGGTCCTTTTGTTTCAATTGGATTACCTAATGAAAGCAATCTTGCAATAGCGTTGATTGCTCTTTCCTTTTCACCTACAGTCTGTAGATAGAATCTCTTGCCTGATACAGTAGCTTCGTATGCTTTGCCTAAGAATGTTAAAAGAAACTCTTGGTCGTTATGTAGAACAATCTTAAATGTTGTAGGCTTAGGAGCAATGATATAGATGCCTGTAATGTAGTCTTTGAAGGAAGGACTCATTAGCATCTCTAATGTCTTCTTAAGAGTAGGATACTTTTGTAGTAAAAAGTTAATTGGATCATCCTCAAAGGATTGAACTCTGGGTTCCATCTTCTCTACTTCATTAAGTATTAACCTTCTTAGTATTTTTCTGTTTGTCATATTAATTCAATAATCCGTGATACTCTTTGAAATGCTTTATTCTATCTGCTAGTCCAATGTTACCACCGTTTACAAGTTTTGTAATCTTAGTTACCACAGCATCAGTAGGACCTTGATCGGCTAATGCATTCAACTTTCTACTGTTCCAAAACCACGCTGCAGATAGCAACGGATACTTTGTAGCAACTAGGTCTGGACTTTCAAGAATGTTTTCAGGTACAGTTGCATCAAATGCTTTGTAGTTATCTTTGCCAGTCAACTGAATGTATCCTCTACCTCTGTACTTATATCCTTCACCACTTGTTTCAGGTCCGTTACCCATTCTTCCACCGTAGATTAAGTTAGCAATTTTTTCTGGTTTACGCTCGTAAAGTTTTGCTTTTTCTTCGGTTGGAAAATATTTTTTGAAAAGACCAAGTAGTCCCTTCGCTCCGTAATTCAAGTTCTCATTTACAGCTCTAAATCCACCACTCTCATGTCCTGCTTGAGCTAGGAAGTGAGCGAGGCGGAGAGGAGTATTTACTTGAAACTTAATTTGAATTTCAGGTATCTGCTCGATTACTTTGTCTGGTACGTGTTTTTTTAGTTTACTTAGATCCATCTTTTAATTCCGCTATTAATGCTTGTATAAATGGTTTAAAATTATGACTTCCATAACCATCTTTCAATTCCTTAGCCACTGCTTTAGCAAAGTCTGAATATGAAGTGTTGTCTGGAATATTGATTGAAATTTGTCCAGATTCTTCGTTACTCAAACCGGCTAATTCTTTTATTCTCTGTATATCAAACACTTGTTTATCGCTTTATATTCTTCCACATTGCAGCTGCAGCAATCTTCTCACCTTTCTCTCCACCACCTGCTGCCTTTGCTACTTTCTCAAAACCCTTTCCTTTGTTTCCAATATCTTTACCAGCTTGAGCCTTTTTAGCTACTGCTGATTTTTTTTCTTTTGATAAACCAGCTGATGGTTTTTTCTTTTTAGCTTCCATCATACCGTATCCAGGTCCTGGTTCTTCCATTCTAGAAGATTCACCACCTAGATACTCTGCTACTGAATGCATATAGTCTGCTGCCAAGCTAATATAGGCTGATACCCAGCCAGGTAGATTATCACTTTCGCCTACCATACTATCAATCTTAGAAGCGTTTGAGATCATATCTCTAAGTTCATTCTTAGCCATACCAGCTTCGTGATCGTGTCCGTGATTCCAATCACGACCGCATTCGTTGCATGGTTCTTTAATTAATTCGGATAGCTTTATCATACTTATAAATATTGTAATTACTTTGTTTTGCCCCACTTTTTACCTTTACCTGGATCTCCACATACTGATGGTGTTGGTCTGCATGAAGGATACTTAGCTCTTGTTTCACCTTTTTGTCTTCCGCATGGCTTACACTTCTTCTTTCCGTCTACTTCACGACAAGTGTTACAGTCTACCCATCCCTTCGCTCCACCTGATCCACCTTTTCTTGAAAACCACTTGTGAAGAGATTCTTTCTCTTCAATTACATCTTCTTCTTTAATATCTTTCCAAATCTTACCTTGACGGCATCTTACAATAGCACCTGATCTATATGCTGATGGTTTGTCGTACTTACGACGAGCAATACGAAGACACCTATCTTCTTTGCCTTCGATTATTTCTAACAATATGTCTATTAGTTTTACCATGCTCTACATGACCAGTAATTAGCTTTCCAACGTGGTCCTGGATTATCACAATGATGTCTTGCTCTGTAACTTTTTCTTCTTTTTGGATTTGACTTTTTAATCCTCATGTTAGGATCTCCAAAGTTTACCTTTACTACATTACCTTTTGCATTCTTAACGTATACAGCACGCTTCTTAGGACCATCTGGAGTAAGGAATGGTTTACCTAAACTTACCTTTCTACCTCTGTATTCTGCTTCTTCTAGACTGTTGAAATGTTCTTGAATATATTCTGCTAGGCATTGAGGACAGAAATGCTCTGTTTCTTCTACATCTGCTCTTACTTGATGAAACTCATTTGCTCCGTCATCAGCCATTGTATGCATTTCATTCTTTCTTCTAACACAACTTCTATCACCTGTTAGATAAGGTTTCGGACATGGAGTGCCTTTTACGTGAACGTGTCCACATTTGTGACAGCATGTACCTTTCTTTTCGTCGATCATTAGTGTAAGAATTTGAGCTTATACTTAGTAGATTCAATAAGATCTACAACTTCGTCTACTTGGTTTTGCAAGAAGGAGTCTTGAGGAATTTGAGTTCTGATTGTCTCAACAAACTTAGCAAGTCCTTCAAAATATGTTACAGGATTTTCATCCTCTTTGATTGTACCAGCCATTTTATATCCACGGAGAATACCATAACGGCCTTGATAACTTTCTACTAATCCATCAATAAGGTCTACAATACCTTCATAATAGCCTTGCAATGCTACATGTTGAGCATAGGAGGGAGATTGCAAATGGTAAATGTGAGCTTGATTACGGCTCTGCATTAGTGTTCCAATAAAAGTACCGTATACTTCCATTATTCTTCTTCTTTAGATGGTAATTCTTTCTTAGATGACTCAACCATTTTATGCTTTTCTCTCAAAGCTTTAATCATTTGCATCTTTCTTTCAGCCATTGAGTGGTGTTTGTCAGCACCTGCTGGATCTTTACTGGCTTCGTTCATGTGTCTGTTGATTTCTTTTTGAAGCTTGTGGATTGTTTTATCTAACTTTCCGGTTACATCAGCTTTCTTTTCTTCCAATGCTTTGGCTGCTTCCATTACCTTTTTAACTAAATCTTCTGCTACTCTAGAAGCTTCGTCTTCACTAAGATAGAATCCGTGTACCATTTCTGGAGATAAACCACCAATTACTTGTTTAGCAAAGCCAAACGGTGAACTTTTGAACATAATTTCTCCTGATCTCTCAGTATAGCTTTGTGGCTTTTCGACTACGTAAAATTCAAGTGGACTAGCAAACATCGATGCTTCGTTTACTGCACCTTCCTTCTTTACGTGCTTTGGTAGATGTTTAATATCTTTGGTTTTATGAGCCCATTCACTGGCTTTTTTCTGCATTGCTTTGCCTAAATGGCCACCTAAGGCTGCTTTCATTTGTGCTTGAGATTTAAAAGGCATGGTTATTCTATATTTTGACCCTTATAAATATCTAATTTTCGCAGTTCAGCGATTCGTTCCTTCATTAGATTATATACAGCTTTCTTATCACCACCCCCCCATTTCTCTACTTCACCCATTTCACTTACAAAAGTATCAGTTTCAAACTGCCATTCATCTAGAAACTTCTCAATATCAGCTAGTTCCAACTCTTTGTTCTTGTTCATGATGCCTGAAGCATACTCATCCCACTTGCCTTGTCTCTTTATTTCACTTTCCATTTTGATTACACAATCAAAACACTTACTGTGAACTTGCCACATCTTCTTGTTGTAGTCGTTTGGTTTCATTACTTGGCCGCATTCTGGGCAAGTAAACGGCATAACAACCATTTTTTTAATGTTATCTAGCTTGGTTAGGTTCTGTTTTATACCCTTTTTGATGGTCCACTTCTTGCCATCCTCTTCCCAAACATCACCTTCTTTGTGTACTTGGCTTCCTTTTTCGTATCCAGTTTGGATTTGGGTTCTCTCACCAGTGTTGCCACTAATGATATTTCTCATCCTTTGAACGTCTCTAGGATTGAATTCTTTCTTGAGATTGTTTTCCATAACTAATCTTTATAATCTGTTGTTAATACGTCTATATCTTCATTAGGTACTATTACTACTTTTGCATTTTTCAATCCTAGTGCTTTCATAGCAAAATATCTGTGATGTCCATCCAGTATTTGATACTTATCGCCCAACTTACGAACTACTATTGGTGGTATTTTCTCACCATCTCTGATTGCCTTCATTAAGTTTTTTAATGTTATTTTAGAATCAGGTTGTTTCATTTTTGAGGCAGGTTCGTTAGTAACTAAATTTGCCATTGGTAATGTGAGAATTGTTGCTTTTTCTAGTTCACCTGTCGGATCATCGATGTCTACCCCTTGTCCTTTAGGATAAATTGAGACTTTTAGTTCGCTTAATTGATTATCCAAATCATAAACACTGAGATTTAACTTACCGTAATCTCTCATTATAATACCAGCAAGAGCGTTTGCTTCATTCTCTATCTCACTTCCTGTATCTCCTGAATTGTGATCTAGCATTCCCAACTCCATCTGTCTATGATGAATTATCTCATGAGCAAGGCTTCTACACACATCAGCAAGGTTTCTACCAAGATAAAACACCTTTACATAGTTTTGATTTGGGTTATATTCGCCGTATGACCTGTATGTTGATACGAAATCCTTATCTGCAATTAGTTTGATAGAAGGTAGCGATTGTATATTAAGTTCCTTCTTAACATATTGTACAAAATGCTTAATGGTATCTAAGTTATTCTGATTCATCATTTGTCATTTTAGGTGCAAGCATTTTGAATATCTTGCTTGCTGCACCTCTATTGTATGCTGCTTCAGGAACTGATTCTTTAAATTCCTCAAAGTCTCCTGCTTTCAATGCTTCGCGAACCATTGGTGCTGATACATTTCCAGCTCTTTCATTGACTTTTATTACCTTAACTCTGTCTCCAAAGTTAGTTTGTAATGATTCTGCATATTCCTCATCATCTTTTTCATCTTCACCTGCTGCTATATAGACAGGATCTACCTTTGGATTGGAGGATAGAAACTTGATTATGCTTTGAATTGGTGATCCATCGGTTGATATTCTTACAGTAACCTTAGATATCTTTTCGGCATCTAAGTACATATTCCAAATAGCAAGAGAATCTTCAGGTGTAATTCCATCAATCACCTTGTTGCTAATGATAACAAACACCTTTGTAATGTAGTTTCTGCTAGCCAAATCCTTAGCAGCCTCAAAATGTCCCTTATGGGGTGGCTTAAACTTTCCTGGATAAAAGCAGGGTCCTGGGTCATTCAACACAGCTTCTGCGACTAAACGACCTATTTTAATAGCATCAATCATACTGATTATAAATATCTACTCAGCTGTGACTCTGCTATTTTGGATCTTTTCTACCAGCTCTTTCATGTAATTTGACCCTACTTCTAAGCGCTGATTGATCATTTCAACCTCTTCTTGGTTGCGAAATAACCTATAAACAAACATTTTATAGTCGTCTTGAACACGTGGATCAAAGCTAATGAAGTCACACCACTCTGCATCAGCACAGATTATGTTAGACATACACTGATAGTAATAGGCTGGTACTATCTTTTTCATCTCTTCATCGCTTTTGATCATGCCGTGTTTGAAGTGGTTTGCTGAAGAGAATGGACATTTTACTTCGATAATACCCTCAGGAGGTAGTAATCCGTCAGGAGATCCACCGTAATTCTCGCTCTTGATGAGAAAACTAGCCTTTTCAACAACTACATTCTTTGCATTATTGTAATACTTAACAGCTGTGTCTTCCAATTCTGTACCCCATTCCAATGCCACTGGCTTAACACCGCTTGGATGAGAAAGGTGAGGAGCACCACCAAAAAGCTCAGCTACCTTTTCAAGTAAATAAGTCTTAGCAGTTTCTGTTAGAGACTCCTCTCCTTTCTTAGTTCCCATTATCTTATGCAACTCGGAACTTGTAATCTTGCCTTTTCTTAATTCGAACCAAGCTTCACTTCTCTGTTCTACTATCAATTCACTCATAATAACATTCTTTTTTGTAACAACCCACCAAATGTAAGCTGCTTTGCGTTATGTAAAAACTTTGTCATCTCAACAAAGCCAATATCGGAAGGATCCTTACCCTCTAATTCTATCAAATAAACATTTTTACCAAGGTTTAATAACTGTTGTGAGTAGTTGAGCGCTTCCTTTAAAGCATCCTTATCTAGCGCTAAATAAACGGTTTTAACTTCATTTTCAACTAGCTTCATCATAAGCCTCTTAGGTATGGTTTTACCAAAGAGTGGTATTGCGTTTCTTTTGATTGCTATGGCATCAAAAATACCTTCGCATAGTATAACTGGTACTTTGAAATTAACATAATACTCAAATCCTATTAGATCATTTTTGTTGCAAGAAGGTGCATTGTATTTTCTTCCTGGATCTTTCTCAAAGGATCTTGAAATAAAGTAGTTTAGCCTTCCAGTCTTGTCGTAGGATGGCACTATAATGGAATTTTTGTACAATCCACTCTCACAAAATCCAATGTTATACTTCTTGATATCTTCTTCACTTATATCTCTCATCTTACAATAAGCCTTAGCTTGTCTAAATGTGAGTTTATTGCTAGTTCCAGTTAGAGATACAAACTCTTTAGGTAGATTAACAGGTGCATAGGTCTTATCGTCTACCTCTACTTTACCGTCTGGCAGGTATGAACGCATTTCAGCAATCTGTTCTTTGCTTGCTCGTAGCTTCTTTAGTAAGTTTACAAGGTTTCTTCCCTTAGTCTCAGGTTGGCAAGTCCAGCAATGATAGAAACCCTTCTTGGGATCTATCTCAAGTTTTGGTTTATGATGTTTGCAGAAAGGACAATGAAAGGCGTGATTGCCTTTAGTGGAAGGTCTAGACTTGCCAAGAAGCGTGCGAAGTAACCCTAAGACTAATTGAGATTGATCCATTACTATAACATACAATTTTAATCGCGTAATTCCAACGGATCAATAAGATCCTTTGTAAAAAACTTAGCTAGTATGTTGTCGTTGTAACTGTTTTCATCATTTAAAACATTGCGCTCACATTGGTAGTGTATCTCCCAATATGTGAGTTGTTTCTTGTTGTAACAGAGTTTGAGTATTTGTCTTTGAAAATTATTCTTTCCTAGTGTTTTAATGTCTTCTAATAGCTGTTTATTTGATCCCCAATACTCTTTCCAATTAGATTCTTTGACAACTTTCTTGAATGTTGGCTTTCTCCCTTTAGTTTCAATCTGTGTTAACTCTTTCTTAGTAAGTCTTTTCTTTGTATTAGAATACAGTTGTTTTTTTCCTATATAGTATCTACCGGTCTTTATGTTAAGAATTTCATAGACAAATCCAATACAGTTTGTTGGAAACATATCTACCGAGGTATAAAAAGTAAAACCGCTGTTATAAAACCAATCTTGTGGCATTAGCTATCCCATTTAACTACAAATGTTATGTCTGAATTTTGTGGTATTGGGTAAGGTGTAGCTAGTTTACCTACTACAAGTAGTTCGTTCGCATCGTTAAACAAGCCTACTGTGGTTACATAAGGAGTAAAGGAAGAACCAGTTACATTATCTGCAAGTGTACCATCTATTATAACACCGTAAACAGGTGATCCGCTTACAGGTGCATACATTGGATTATACAAAGAACCAGTAAATATTGTTGATGATTTGAAGACAGTGGGATTCTGAGAGTAGTTAAAATCGTTTTCAAGCACTGTACATTTTACTTCATTTTGGTAAATTGTAGTCTCACTTCCTATGGTCATTACGTATGGTTCGTAAGTTATTGGCATTTGCTATTAACAGTTTTGATCTCCTTTAATTGTTAAATAAATTGTGTTAGAACCTGCCGATATTACTATGCTTTGATCACATAAGTATCCACCACTAGGACATGTTATACTGTCTTGAGCTATAGCTTTAGTATTTACATCACTAAAAGTAACAGTGTCACCCGGATTTAAACCTGTTAATGTTATTATAAATTGACAAGATGTAGAGCCTAAAGGACCAATGTTCACTTCAGGATCGCCGTTTATGTTGTATTGTAAATCTCCATCAGTATTTATGTACTTAGCATAAACATTTAGAACCGTATCAGGAGGTGTTGGTGTAACTGGTGGTGTAGAAGTTACAGGTGGTGTAGGTGTAACAGCAGGCGTAGACGTTATTGCTGGTGTTACTGTAATAGGTGGTGTAGAAGTTACAGGTGGTGTAGAAGTTACAGGTGGTGTAGAAGTTACAGGTGGTGTAGGTGTAACAGCAGGCGTAGACGTTATTGCTGGTGTTGACGTAACTGCAGGTGTTGGTAAAATTCCTGTTATAGATACTATTTTATAGTTTCCACATGCTATATTATTGTTGACAATATAAATGTCATTATCTATTGAATCATCTATGGATACCGGATATCCTAAAACTAATTGATTTAAAGTCAAGCCAGTTGCTTCGGGAGGATTACTTAAAGAATTAACGTAAATACTGTAGGGTCCTACACTAATGCCTGAAGTTATATATACATATGTTGTTATAATTGCCAACTTTCTATTTTAATATAAATATTAGTTTTCACGTCTTTCTTTTGCATCATAATGTTCAAATCGATTATGTTCTGTGGGTGATGCTAACAAAAGTCCAGGTTTAAGTTTCTTTTTTAAGGTTTCTTGATACATGTACGACATCCAAGTTTGTTCAAATGGATTAGCCCATTTAATATTTAGGAACATTTTTCTATTTCCTTCGCGAGAAACAATCTGAGGCCAGTTGCAGTAAAATATATCTCCTG